CACACGCATCGCACGAATATCTTCCACGCAATATCCCATGCGTTCAGCCAGTTGGATACACACTACACCACCAGCACGAATCATCTGTGCTGATAAGCGAATGTCCCAGCCACCATAGTCACCGGCTATCATTCTGTTTTCTCCTTTTTCCAAAATCCAGCGTCCGAGCTGATCCCACTCATCTGTGGTACAATTAATGCCTGCTGCTGTTTCAGCTAACGTTGGGTTGTCAAAGCAAAATTCAGCTATAGGACCAAACAAACTCTTCTGCGCCATTACTGTTGCCAGTGGCATTACGAAGAACACCCGGGATGGCTTTGCTGGAAGACCATCTGGTCCTGCTTTTACAGCTTCACTTTTCAACGCTGTAGTGACTATTGAGTTTATGCGTTTCCCTTGCCGTAACAAGCTATCCAATCGCTCGTATTCTTCTGTTAATTCAGGCTTGGGGAAAAACACTTTTTGGCCGTTGTCGGGACGATATACGACGTCCACAAGTGACTTTTTGTTGCCTTTGATTCCAAACCCACATGATGTTTTCTCATCAATTCCATTTATGAATTTGGAGTCCGCGACCCCGTTCAAACAGTCTTGTAATGACAATCGGGGCCTACCAGGATAACATGTCGCATCCATATGATCCAACAACGGATTGACATAGTCCTCTATGGCTTTTTGTAACAAACTTGGTTGGACATCAAGCATGCAATCCTCTTTCTTCAACAAACACGCTGCATGATCTCGATCTGACCTCATGCGTGGCAATGTGTATGGGGTTACATAACCATGTTCCTCCAATTGAACCTTCAACAATGTTGGACGAAGACCAGAAAATCCTTTTGATCTCATCTTATAATCATATCCACGCAACATCACTCCAAAACTACCAGGAGCGTCAAAATGAAAGACAGAATGTCTCTTATCAGGTGGTCCATCCACATGGAGAGTTACTTCTCCATACGGACTTGGTTCAACGGGGGTGTCAAAAGAAAATGGATAAAATTCTTTACCAGATTGACACTGTATGTCGTGGAGTAACAACACAGACTCAACTTTATCTGTTGCAAATGTTGCTGCTCCATTACCGTACGCATCTCCACCGCAGTGGAATCCAACGATCATTGGAGGCCCATCAAGTGATATAATGGGCGACATACAATCGCCTCTCTGTGTCAAGTCTCGCAATCGGTATGTCAAGCCACGTTCTGGTAACACACCTGATGATGAAGGAATGGACCCTGGAACACAATGTATTTCAGTTTGTCTTGGTTCCAGTGTTGAGTGATTACGTCTTACCAACAAAGCCAAACCTTCATACTCTTCCGTGCATAAATATTTGAACATTTGTGGCATTGTCGGACCATTTGTTAGCTGTAATAAAACAATGTCAGTTCCTTGACCCAAATCAACAGCAGCATTCACGTAAGACCTGAAATAATCTCCATCTTTTTCGAATTCAACCTGAGTGTCTTCTGTTATGTGCCGTGCAATCCACATGTGACGAGGAATTTGACATAAGTTCGTGCCAAGAAAGAAGGCCATTGATGTCAACTTTTGATCAACAATCCTCATTTTCCAAGTGGCAGACTCAGCTTTACTTGCAAGCTGTGCTGCGGTCATAGTTCTGATTGTGTGGTCTTTCACGTCAAGGGGAACGAAATTCTTTTTGTCCCAATCACTGTGTTCTTGCCGTCTTTGGATTATATCCTGCATACTTTTGGGAATGATGTTTCCTTGTTCTTCATACACTTTTCTTTGAATCTGACGTACTTTTAAATCAGAAGAAGGTGTTTGGACATCTCCTTCACTGACTACCAATGTTTTTTCCAACATCGTAAAGACCAAGCGTAAACTTGCTATCAGTGAAACAAATATGGTGCCCTTTATCAGATATTCAGGAGCAACTCTGGCATGAATGGCTTCAGCTGCTAACTTTACCGTGTGAGATTTCACGGCCTGTCCATATCCCAAGAAAGCATTATACACACAAAATGCGCAAGCCAAATACGTTAATACCAAGCTCACCCCAGAGACCAAATGCGCGTGTGCTCCAACAACCAATGCGACTCCTAGAGCAATAAGCCCCAGACGACGAGGCTTTCCCTCAACGAGCCAATTGGCGTATAGGAATGAACGCGCAAGTAAAACCATGAACCACAACGCATAATTTTGAAACCACGTCAGCGCCAAACATGAACATTTGCTCAGTACAGACTGTTGGAATTGATTCAACATTGTCAACGCCAAATCATCTATACATGTGGTTGCCAACACACCAAACCAACTTTCAGGAATAATGTCAACTTCCTTGAC